TCCTCCTGCTCTGCATCGGCGGCGTGTATTACTTTATTGCGGACATACTGCTGCGGATGCTCACGCCGAGAGAACTTTATAACGCCATGGGATTCCCACCTGACTACAAGATAGATCGGGACTACAAGGGGAACGAATACGGCAAAACAAAGCAAGTCGCCCGGTGCGGCAATGCCGTGTGTCCGCCGATGGCAACCGCGCTTGTGCGCGCCAATCTGCCGGAGTGGTGCCGGACGGATATCCACACAATGGCGGACCTGGAAAAGGCGGTGGCGGTATGAGTACCTGCGCCAAGAGGCTGAAGGAACAGGAGAAAAGGAATGGGATTGTGTAGAAACTGGACGCGGGAAGAGGAAGACTTCCTTGAAACCCACTGGGGGACGATGTCAGTAAATAACATCTGCCGCCAGCTGAGAAGAAGCCGAAACGCCGTTATGGTACGGGTGAATCGGCTCGGTCTTCCGCCGTATTTTGAGTCCGGCGATTACATCACCATGCATCAGCTGATACTGGCACTGGGCTACAGCAAAGGCGCCGACAGCTACAAAGTCAAAAGCTGGATCAAAAACCGGGGCTTTCCTGTAAAGAACCAGCGGCACAGCACAAAAGTAGTCCGGGTTGTGAACTTAGACGAATTCTGGGAATGGGCAGAGAAAAATCGGTCGTTTCTGGACTTCTCCAAAATGGAGCCTCTGGCATTGGGTGAGGAGCCGGATTGGTTGGCGGAACAGCGAAAGAAAGATGCCAAGGCCTTTTCCCTGCAGAGGAAAGACCCCTGGACACCGGGAGAAGACCATCAACTCGCCAGACTGTTACGGGAACACAAATACGGATATGCCGAACTCTCTGCCATACTGAACCGTTCCGCCGGTGCCATCCAGCGGCGCTGTACGGACCTGGGGCTGAAGGAACGCCCGGTAAAAGCGGATAATCACAGCGCAGAAAGCAAGTGGACGGAGCGGGATTACGAGATCCTTGCTGAGGGGATCAGGAACGGCGACAGCTACACCGTAATCGGTAACGCCATCGGCAAGTCGGAAAAAGCGGTCCGAGGCAAGGTCTATTTTGTCTATCTCACGGAAAACGCAGATAAGGTCCGGGCGTATCTGGGTGACGACCCGTGGGGACATGGAGCACCGGAGCCGACTGTGAGACAGGCCAGGCATCTGAGCCGGACAAGAACGGAAACGCAAGCAATGCTGGAACAGCTTGCCGGTGTTCTAAGATATAGAACACTCGAATTGAAGAAGGGCGATTACGACAACTATTTTCAGCGTGCAATGTGTGCGAACTGGGACGATATGCGCAGCTGCTGCACAGCCGGAGGCGAAGATTGCGACGCTTGCGCCGCTTTTGTTCGGATACGGCCGCAATACTGCGTCCGATGCGGCGGGACATTCTACGAGCGGAAAGAGAGCCGCATCTGTGCATCGTGCAGGGCGGCACGGAAAAAACAGGCGCAGAAAAAGTGGAGGAAACTATATGGCAATCAAAAATTACACAACTAAGGTGCCGTCGGTTCAGACGGTCGGTGAGATCCAAGGCATCCTCGCTGCCCACGGTGCCCGAAAAGTTATGATGGATTATGACGACGGCAAGGTGATCGCTGTGACCTTTGCGCTGCAGGTGGGTGGTGCTCTGCAGGGATATCGTCTCGACGCTCGTCCTCACGGTGTGATTGCAGCCATGGCAAAGGATCGCCTGCGCTGTGGCGAAACGCAGGCGGAAAACATCGCGTGGAGAAATGTCAAGGACTGGATCGCTGCGCAGATGGCGTTGGTGGAGACTGAGCAGGCGACGATGGAAGAGCTCTTCCTTCCTATGATGACCGGCAAAAACGGCGAAACGCTGTATGAAGTGTTCCAAAGCGGACGGCTTCTGCCGGGAGGTGGAGTGTGATGGAATGTGTCTACAAGAGAAAAGACGGCGGCTGCATGAAAAAGTCTGAGGACTGCCGGGGATGCGATTTCCTCCGGCACGAACGACCGCCGGCGGACGGCGTCCCGGGGCTGCGGCATCTCTTCAGGTGTGCGCATCCGAGCCAGGTGCAGATTGGCAGCACATTCCACACCTGCCTCCCAAAATTCTACAACGAGAATAGACCGATCATCCCGCCGCAAGGTTTTTGCAAGAAGGAGGCGGTGGAATGAAATGCCCGTATTGCGGATTCAAAAAAATCGTAGTCAAAGAGACTCGTCGGCGAAAGAACGGCGAGAGCATCAAACGCCGCAAAGAATGCCTCGCTTGCGGGAAACGGTTTTCGACGGTCGAGTTCATCAGAGAAGCAAGTGGCGGAAGGGGGAAATGATGTGAGTATCGAAAAGTATTACCGAGCATATTCGCTTGTCTGCGATTACTGCGGCAAGCGACTCCCGATCGAGCGGCCGGCGGAAGCGCATAAGTCCCGTCGGGAAGCAGGCTGGGGAATCCGCCTCTCGAAGGGTGATCTGTTGGATATTTGCGATGATTGCATTTTTGAAGAGAAAGGATATGAGGACAATGAGCAAATGCGGGCTTGACTTAAATCCCGGATGCGATAAATGCAAAGACACACTCTGCCGCGACTGCGGGTGGAATCCGGAAGTCTCGGCGGCGCGGATCAGACGCCTGCGGACGAAAGGACCGACGGCACTTATGCCGAGGAAAAAGGAGAAGGTATATGAGGACGAAAAAACTTGATCTCTGCGGGCGGTGCGCGGCAATTTTTGGCGAGACATATAAGGTCGAACGCGTCTCGGGCGGAGCAGACTGTAAGGTGACTTGCGAGAACTGCAAAAAGCGCCGTTACGGCGGTACATACACGATCACAAACACGAAAAACAAAAACTCGCAGTGAAAGGACTGCGATCGGCGCCGCGTCAGCGACGTCGATCGGAATTCTTCTACTATATTAGATTCGCGCACGCGCGCGAATTTAAGGCGGTTCGTAAGAGCCTATGTTTAGAACCAAATGAGAGGACGGCGGAAAAAATGGAGGGTTACTGGATGGTCAGAACGATTCGGAGCGGAAGCGTGATCGAGAAGACGCAGTTCTATGTCGGGGAACGGAAAGTCAGAGCGGACCGCAAGAAGGGCAGCTCTTCCCGAACGAAGATGGAAGCCAACCGGACTGCCGCCGTCCGTCTGCTTGCCAGGACGATCAACTGTAATTGGCAGAAGGGAGACCTGTTCCTCTCGTTGGATTATGACGCGCAGCATCTTCCGAAAGACACCGCCGCATCGGACAAGTGCGCCGCATTGTTTTGGAGAAGGCTATCCAGGGAACTGAAAAAGCAGGGGGTGAAGACGCGCGGCCTTTGGCTCTCAGCAGATAAGGATGACGCGGGAGACCCTGCCCGCCTCCATATTCACGCGATTCTCTCTGCGGAGGGGACGACGATCGAGTGGGATCCGAACACCGGAAGGATGCTCTCCTGCAAAATCGGATCTCGGGAAATTTCGGAACTGTGGGGAAACGGCGGTGCGCACGTGGAACCGATGTTCGATCAGGAAGACTATACCGCGCTCGCGGTCTATCTCCTTCGGCAGGCGGTCGAGGAACCGGATGGGAAACGGTGGCATCCGTCCCGCGGACTCAAAAAGCCGGTGATCGAATCGGAGCGCGTGATCGCATATCCGCGCGAACTGCGCGCGCCCGGCGGCGCGAAAGTCCACGAGGTCGGAAAGTATGACGAGACGCAGGGATCTCACTACATACGCTATACGAGAAAAAAGAAAGCGGAGAAGCTCGCCGACGGGGTGCCGATGGCAGGGCAGGGCGCAGCACGCCCGGAGGTTAAGAATTGTTAAGGCTGCCGCGCGGACATGGGCGCGATTCTATTTTCATCGCGCCTGCGCGCGGATCTATATAGCGCGGGAGGTGGAAGTTATCGCCTTTAAGTTCAAAAGAGGGATCGATGTCAGCTATGACCGGCAGGGGTATATTTATTTCCTCTGTCGGAATTTCCGCATCCTCCCGGAGGAAAAAAAGAAAAAAATTCGCGAGCTCTGCCGCAGCGCCGGCGGCGAATATCGGCAGGCGCTTTTCCGCTTCGTGACAACGGACGACCGGGCGACGAAGATCTGCATAGAGGAATACCTCAGCGAGGCGACGCTGTGGCGGGCAGTGAAGCGGTTTTACGAGAGCTTCCCAGATGATCTTTGACGGCTTTTTCTTCGGAAAGAGCCGTCGTTTTTATGCGCAAAAGTTGAAAGCTAGAGAGGGGGTAAGCGTGGTACGCTTTATGTGACGAGAGAGGACGGAGGCGTATGGACAATGAAAAAGATACTCTTACTCTGACAAGCAGGCAGCAGCGGTTCGTTCACGAGCTGCTCGCGGGTGCGAATGCGACGCAGGCTGCGATTGCGGCAGGCTATTCCGAGAAAACTGCCGCCGTGCAGGCGTCTCGTTTGCTCAAGGATGATCGGATCGCGGCATACCGCCGGGAAAGCGCGAAGAAAGTCTATGACCGCCTGGGCGTGTCGGCGGAAACGCTCGCTCTGGAGCTGGAGACGATCAAACGCCGCTGTATGGAGGCGGAGCCGCATCTGAGCTGGGATCCCAAAGCGAAGGCGTGGGTGCCAGATGGACGCTGGATTTTTGACGCGGGCGGTGCGATCAAGGCAATCAAGACACAGGCGGATCTACTCGGCGTCACCGTTGAGACAGACGAGCCGAAAAAAATCGTCATTGAGATGAACGGAGTCGAGCAATATGCGAAGTAAGATCTTGCGCATACCGCCTCCGCAGCCGAAACAGGAACTCTTCTTGACGGCCACCGAGCGTTTTGTGCTGTTTGGCGGAGCGCGCGGAGGTGGAAAAAGTTGGGTGGCGCGTGTTAAGGCGATTCTGCTCGCACTGCATTTTGAGGGAATCCGCGTCCTTTTCTTGAGACGGACGCTTCCGGAACTGCGTGAGAACCACATCCGACCGATGCGCTCTATACTGAACGGGATCGCAACGTATAAGGCGACTGACAAAGCGTTTGAGTTTCCGAATGGCAGCATCATCATTTTCGGCTACTGCGACAGCGAATCAGACGTAGATCAATACCAGGGCCAGGAGTACGACGCGATCTTTATGGAAGAAGCGACGCAGTTCACGGAGTATCAGTTTACGACGCTGAATGCGTGCATCCGCGGCGTAAACAACTTTCCAAAGCGAATGTATCTGACCGGAAACCCCGGCGGAGTCGGGCACGCCTGGGTGAAGAGGCTCTTCATCGATCGCAAGTTCCACGGTAAAGAGCGTCCGGAAGACTACAGATTCATTCCCGCAAAAGTGGAAGACAATCAGATCCTCATGGCGACAAATCCGGAATATGTGCTGATGCTCGACAATCTGCCGCCGGGGCTGCGCGAAGCGTGGAGAGACGGAAAGCGGGACGTCTTCATCGGACAGTATTTTGCGGAATTCGATCGCGAGCTTCACGTTTGCGAGCCGTTCCAGCCGCCGGAGTGGTGGCAGTATTACATCACGATGGACTACGGTCTCGATATGCTCGCGGCGCTCCTGATCGGCGTCGACGAGCGGGGCGAGGCGTGGGTGATCGGCGAAGTCTACGAAGGACGCG